TGGTCGAATCTTAAAACCCTGCCAGTACAACCTTTTCGAGACAAAGTTGACCTCATTACTGGCGGCTATCCATGTCAGCCCTTTAGTGCAGCAGGAAAGCGACTTGGAGAGGAAGACCCAAGACACTTGTGGCCTTACATTAGGCGACACATTGAAGCAATTAGACCTGTTCGGTGCTTCTTTGAAAACGTCGAAGGACACATCAGCCTTGGATTGCGAGAAGTCATTAGCGACTTGGAAAGCCTTGGTTATAAAGTCGCGTGGGGAATATTCTCAGCGCGTGAAGTTGGCGCTCCTCACCAGAGAAAGCGAGTCTATATCTTGGCGCACTCCATCAGTGCAGGAGCCGGGAATATCGGTAGAGCGTTTACAAACGAAGGATGGGAGAGCTCCGCAAGTGGGTCAGAGGTTGTACGACAAGCACACAGGTCGGAACTGTCAGATAGGATTGAGTCAGCAAGTGAAAATGGAGCCTGCAAACTGGCCGACTCCAACGACTCAAGACGGAAACAAAGCAACCAAAAAGATGAGGGACAATCATCAGAACAACTTAACTGCCGTAGTTTTCAGTCAGGAAGTATTGCCGACACCGACAGCAAGGGATTGGAAAGGGGGCTACAACGAAGCGTCTTTGACTCGCAAAGACGGAAAGAGCAGAAGATTCGACGCGCTTCCCAATGCGGCAATAGGGGGAGTTGGAACGGACATAGTGGTTGGTCATCTGAACCCCGATTGGGTCGAGTGGTTGATGGGTGTGCCGACAGGGTGGACAGAATTAGGCTCTTGGGGAACGGAGTAGTGCCACAAACAGCCGCAAAAGCATGGATAACATTAAACGAGCAGCTAGAGGAATAAAGAACATGGCGGGGAGGACAACAAAAAATTTTTATCAGTTTAAAGGCGAAAACGGAACATTTGTTGAGGATGCGCTGTACTCAATTCGAGACATTAGCGATAAAACTGGCATTGGTACGCACGTTTTTAGAAAAAGGTTACAGCATCGATTGTTTTTTAATGAGTCGCATTTGTGTGCGCCCCGACCTCTACGGGCTCATGCAAAGGCTGAAGACATACCCGACCATATAGACAGCCTAAGTCTCGTTTGGCTGGGCCGTAAGTTGGTGGCCGCGTGAGTGACTTTTTGGGTCTGCTCAAGTTCCCGCAAACCATTTTAAATGATTTTCAACGAAATGAGTTTTTACAGCAGTTTCGGGCGCTTGACGTTTCGGCGGCAAACCCATTTACGGTCACTATGAAACTGGGCAAGGAAAAGCGTTCTGACGCTATGAACAGGCTGTCTCATATGTGGTATTCAGATTGTGCCAAACAGGGTGCAGAGTTTGATGCAGGCGGTATTAAAAGCATTGCCAAGCACAAGTGGGGTGTGCCGATTATGCGGGAAGATGAGTCATTCAACGCTACCTGGTTAAAGCTGATAATTGGATTTCCGACTTACGAAGAAATTATGGATTTTATGCCATTGCTACCAGTGACAAGCCTCATGGATAACGCGCAAATGTCTCGCTACATGAATGATTTTAACCGGGTCATGGGCGTTAAATATGAATTGACAGATCCGCGAATGGTTGGATTAAACAGGGAGTTAAAGCATTGAAACTTTTAACAGCTACACGAAAATCGGCAGCACAGCGGCATATAGAGCGAAGCAGAATTGAAAAGTTAAATCACTGCACTTGCTTGCGTAAAAATAGACTGCCTTTATCGAGCAGATTTAAGGAGTGCCATGATTGCGGTGGGAAGCAACTAATACCGGTTGCTCAGTAGTGAACTCAAAGTTTTGCTGCAGAGGGTGCCGGGTTTATTTTCCAATGGATGAGGCAATAAAGCTTCAAGGTGGGCGTTTTCATTCAATCCAATGCGCCATAGATTATGGGCTCAAGAAAGCGGCAAAGATCAAGCAGCAAGAGATTGGTGCAGCCAAGAAAGCATTTAAAAGCGAGAACGAAACGCTACCGCAAGCAGTTAAAAAAGCTCAAGTGGCATTTAACAAATACATAAGGCTAAGGGATCACCACCAGCCTTGCATTAGTTGCTCTGCCACGGTTGAAGATGTTGAGGCTGATCAGGGCCATTTGGTCGGCGGTTGTTGGGACGCAGGACACTATAAGACGAGAGGAGCCCGACCCCAGCTACGATTTTGTACTTTCAATGTACATAAACAGTGCAAAAAATGTAATGGAGGCTCAAACCACAGCGCAAAAAAAGAGGACACGGTTAGTGAAATGTATGAGAACAATTTGAGGGCAAAAATCGGTGAAGAAAAAGTCGATTGGCTGAATAACAACCATGACACCGCAAATTTTACGAAAGACTATTGCCGTCGAATGGCAAAAATATTTAATAAAAGAGCCCGATTAATTGAAAAAAGAATAGGCGCGTAATGGCTGAGTATACTTTGCCACAACTCAAAATAATGAGCGAACATGCCACAGTAGCGGGTAAGCGGGATATTAAACACGTTATGCAGTTTGGCTCTATACAGAAGACGGCAATCGCTTTGGCTGGAACGCCCGACCATATTGCGCGGCAGTCACTTAATACGTCGCTTAAAAAATCTGCAGCAAAGGCAATGGCTGCCGGTAAACTCGACGCAGTAAAGGCCAACAAGAAGGCCAAAGGTCTGCGGTCAGTCAAGCGATGGGTCATTACGTCGGCGCAAAACAATAGCCAAATACACCAAGGCTTTGTTGACAGCATACGCACATTTTGCGACCACGTTAAAGCGCAGCCTATCGCAATTATGGCGAGATACAAAAACCCTAACTCGCATTCATCATCAAAAGAGGAAGAGGGCCTTTACTGGGATCACGCGCTAGACGGTTGGTATTTAGATAAAGACGTAAGCCTTGGCCCCAACTTAATGATTTCTGGCGGGACAAAAATACCAGCAACCAGCGTTAATCCTCTGGGTGGCCTGCATCAAACGGGGGGCAACAAATCAATGATTGTTGGGCATGGTCAGTTACAAATGCGCTTAGTGGCAACACCTCACGCGGTCATTCCTAAGATGCTGCATTCCACCGGATCATGCACTTTGCCCAATTATGGCCCTAGCGCTACAGCCCAGAAAGCCAAAAACAACCACAACATCGCGGCCTTATATGTCGAAATGCGCGGTGATAGCTTTTACGTGTTCCAGTTAGAGGCAAACAAAGAGGGCCACTTTTACTTTCTTGACAAGCACTTCACACCGGATGGTTTTACAGAGGGCCATAGGCCGGTTGGTTATGTAATTGGCGATGAGCATGAAGTACACATGACCGATGCCGACAGGAAATATTTGTGGGGTAAAAATGGCCCTATTGAAACCCTCAACCCTGAATGCTTGGTTAGGCATGATGTGGATGATTTCTATGTGCGAAATCACCACCACAAGGACGATCTTATGCTTTCAATGCTCAAACAAAAAACCGGACATTGTTGTGTTGAGAGTGGGCTAAAAAGAACCGCCAGGTATTTAAATTCTACTAGCGAGGGGCGCATTTCTTACGTGGTTGACAGCAATCACCCCAATGCTTTTGGGAAATGGCTAAACAGATTTAAACCATTGCAAGACATTCAAAATGCAGACTTTTATGCGCGGTATATGGGCAGCAAGGCAAATGACGCGGCTAATTGGGGCGAGGATGATTTCACCCACTTTATGACCACGTTTTTACCGGATGGCGAACGCACCACGGATAACATTATTTTCCTGACACGTAACGATCAGGTTTTGTTGGGAGGTGCCGACGTAACGCACCACGGCGACAAGGGGCCAAACGGTTCGCGTGGGTCGCCTAACGCTTTTGCCCGGTCATTCAACAAGACTACAACGGGGCATTCGCACAGCCCATTTATACAGCAAGGCGCTTGGGGTGTAGGTGTTCACGCGATGGAAATGACCAAGCAATATGCAAAGGGTATTGGTAGTTGGATGAAAATGGACGTTATTCACTATGCAGACGGTGGGCGCTGCATGATTACAAATATTAACGGCAAGTGGAGAGCATGAATGACTGATAAAGATAAACAAGTTGATTTATTACCTTGCCCTTTTTGTGGAAGCAAGATTGACACCGAAGAATGTCCATACCCAAGTGGTGGTACTTGGCGGTATTTTGCTGATGGAGAGAAAGAATACGGGAGCCATAGGCAGTTTGAGAACCAATGCCTAAACATCGTCTGTCAATGCGGGGCAGTATTGTTGGGGGATACCGAAGACGAACTAATTACATTATGGAACACGCGACCAAGAGCAAGGGAGAGCATGATGAATCATAAAGAGCGTAGCCATCTAATCAAACAAGTTATTGACGCGGCAAAGTCTCATGCAAAGTGTGAAAACCTACACCACAAAAAATCTCATCAGCATCTAGATGGCTGGATCTGCCCTGCTGAGTCCGAGCTAGAAGCGGCTATTTATAAAGTGGGACTAATGTTACAGAAGGGAGAGCATGATGGAAAAACTATTTAACGATGACCAAGAAATTGCTTTGTTGCTAGAAGAGTTAATTGAAATTATTGAAAGTGATTCCCAAACAGCCTCGCGCAGTATTAAACAGGTAAAAAATGTTGTTTATTTAGCCAAAGCTAAACAAGCAGGCAGAGCATTATGATAGTTAAATATCGAAAAAAACCAGTAACAATCGAGGCGACTCAATATACCTATCCTGCCAGTGATTTATTAAAAGGCTGGCTAGGCAATTTTTGCGGTACGGAGAGCAATATCGGCTTTGCAAACGTGCCCACTGAACTTTCAGCAATAGGAACGTCGTTGACCTTTAAAGCAAAAGGTGAGCTTGAGGTGCTTACTTTAGAAGATGGCTTTGACGCTAGAGTCTGTCACGTTGCTACTGAGGGCGATTACATTATTAAGGGTGTTCAAGGAGAATTTTATCCTTGCAAACCCGATATTTTTAATATGACTTATGAAGAAGCAGGAGAAAGTGATGAATAAGAAAATATACATCGCCGGGCCAATGAGCGGCTATGAGTCCTACAACTTTGAAGCGTTTTTTTATAGAGCGGCACTTATCCGACAGCAAGGGGATACACCTATAAACCCAGCGCAGCACGACGTAGATAAGATGCTGAAAGGGTGGGTCTATAACCCAGAAGATTACGACGAAGTTATAGCTTATGACTTAGACCTAATTCAGCGAGAGGCCGACGCGCTTTACATGCTTAGGGGATGGAACTTTAGCAATGGCGCAAGGCTTGAACACAAAAAAGCGTTAGAGCTTGGGATTCCTATTGAGTACGAAGCGAAAAAACATATCTATATTGTCGGTCACGGTCGGCATGGTAAAGACACATTAGCCGATATTCTCAGCATAGATTATGGATGCAAGCACGTATCTAGCAGTTGGTTCATGGCTGAAAATGTCGTGTTCCCAGCCCTTAAAGAACAGTACGGATATGAAACGGTAGAGCAGTGCTTTGAGGATAGGATTAATCACCGCGCCGAGTGGTTTGATTTAATAGATAAGGCCAACCCCACAGGCACCGAGTTAAGTGAAGCCATATTTAAAGATAATGACATTTACGTGGGCATTAGAAACAAAAGAGAACTTGACGCAGTTAAGGCAGATAGCAGATTTGATCCCTTTGTAATTTGGGTAGATGCTTCCGAAAGACTTGGGCTAGAACCTTCTGATTCTATGCAGATCACAATTAAAGACGCTGATTACGTGGTAAAAAATAATGGAACTTATTTTAAGTTAGTGAGCGAAATGAACTCCATTATGGAAGATATTTACAATTTGTTAGAGGAGAATGTCAAATGATACTAATGTTTTTCATTCTGTGCTTTGTGGCTATCTACTACTGGTCAAAAGATTTAGTCAAAAACCGGCAAGTATATCAACTGAGAATGCTATTTTTTTGCTTAGTGTCTTACGCTTTATTTAACGCGATAGGGGTCTTGATATGAGAGGCAAGCGAATGAAAAATTTAGCCAGCAAAGCAATATGTGGAATTGTTATTTGGGCGCTAAATAGTAAAGTCGTTACTTGGGCTATGCAAAATATGTATTATTATGATAGCTGGCACATGAAGGACGAACATGAATACGGTACCTGGCCTGGTGATAGTGATGACTGACATTACATATATTGATGCGTCCCACGCGCTTCAGAGAGCTTACAGCCCGGTTCGTTGCTCTTACGGAACGTCGGTTCTGAATAGGACGGTATCGAGCGGCTACAACTATCACGACGGGGTGGTGCAAGATTCTTATAACCGGCAATTTTTTGATAGGACTTTTACGAAAATAGGACAGCAATTATGTAGGCTACGATGGGCCGATGAAGCGGTTGACGTTAACTACATCCTTGACGAAATTATGCCAAGCGACATGAATCGTGATTTTGCGCTTCAGTGTTTACAAACATGGTCAGAGCGAAATCTAAACGTCGGGTCTTACTCGGTGGGTGCGTGGTCTAAAAGAATTTCTACGCCTACCGGCCAACTCTACCGCCGATCTGTAAAAATAAGAACGGCGCTACAGTCTCATATGAATCAATGCCACTCAATCGTCGATGACTACCTTGCTGAGAATGGACTCAGCGAATTTTAAGATTGGCTAAGATTGACAGCGGTTCTTTAAACATATCGTCTAGCGCATTTTGCTCCCTTGGCATTGAGTGGGATAATTGATCCAAGGCCAAGACTGTCTGCTTTTGAACAGGGCTCCGACCTGATTCTAAAAATCCAATATGCTGGCGAGTCATGCCCAAAGTATCGGCCAACTCCACTTGAGTTAAGCCCAGATTTTTACGTGCGTCTTTAAATTCAATATTCGTCATTTTTCATTCCCTTGATTGATTGCCCCGGAAGGGGCTGGGTGTTTGATTAAGCTACTACGAAGCTCTTTATCCAGTATCGTGGATAAATGATGCTTGGCGTAAAAGTAAAATATTGCCCGAGGCCATCACCACGGTAGTTACCATTAACTGACCATGAATGTAGCTGAACCATGCTAGGCTTGCGCGTTGACTTGCCTTTGATAACTTCACGCTCACCTGATTGCATTACAGCTTCAATTCGAAAGCCACCCGTAATCTTAATTGCTTCGATTGCTAAGATGTTTTCTGATAATTCCTTGTTCATGCCTGTATTCCTTTAGTTAGTTGCGCCATCTACCTGATGACAAGGTTATTGTAGCAAACAAATATTGCATTTACCACACAATAACCACATTAAAAGCACATTATTGGATTTAATGAAGATTAAAAGTGGACTTACGCGGTAAATGAAGTTAATATTTCCACCTTATAGTAATTTTAATTTTTTCCCCTCTCTCCCGGTCTTTGTGCCGGGTTTTTTTTAACTGTTTTTTAAGGGTTGCTCATAAGTGACCTTGCCTTGGCATGGCCGGGTAAAATTTAGGGTGCTTCAAAATGTTCATCGTTCCAGCTATCCGCAATGACAGAATGGGTCTTGGACACTATGGCAGTCGCCGGGGCGGTCGCACCCATAAAGGTATTGATTTTTCCGCTCCTCCGGGAACGATTGTCTATGCAGCCGATGACGGTGTGATCACTAAAATCGGTTACTGCTACGGCGATGACTTGCGGTATCGGTATGTTCAAAGCACTACCCATGACGGTCTTGATCTGCGGTATTTTTACACCACGCTGCATCCCTTGCTGTCAATCGGTGATCAGGTTTTGAAGGGTCAGGCTCTATGTGTTTGCCAGGACATAAGTAGCAAACATTCAACCTCAAAAAAATTCATGTGTAATCATTACCATTTCGAGATAAAAAACGATGCCGGGCAGCACATTAACCCGGTGCCATATCTAAAAAAAATAGGCGTTAAATTGTGAGCTTCTTGGACAAAGCGGCAGATTTTATAGGCGGCAGTTTGTTCGGTGAAATTAAAGATACGGTTATGGCCTATTTTCCACCGGATATGAACCCACAAGAAAGGGCAAAGGCAGAGCTGCAGATTCAAGCCATGCTTCACGCAAAACAAATAGAGGCTAATAAAGTTTTAGCAGACGCCGCGGTGCAGCTAGATCGGCGTATATCAGAGCAGGAAGGTACTGCTAAAGACTTGCTTGCACTTCCTTGGCTCGGTCGCATTGTTATTTTCGCCAGAGGTCTTCAGCGGCCAGTGTGGGGCTTTGCAACTTTATACATGGATCACCAGTGGTTCTTTGGTAACTTTAAATTTGATGAACAGCAACAAACCGCAATGATCGTGATTAACTCACTGGTACTCGGTTTTCTCTTTGGTGAGCGAGCGATGAAGAATTTAGAGCCTTTGTTGCTAAAGGTGTTTGCAAAATGAACCCTAAGAATTTTAGCGCAGTAATCGCAGCCCTAACATTGATTGGTGGGCTATACGCTTGGGCTGAGAGTGTGGCCGAAGTGGGTCACTTAAATGAGCAGAGTATTCACGCCATAGAAAAGCGCGAAGATTTGCACAGAGAGTTTCATAAGGAACATCGATCAGATCATCTAGTTTTTAAATCAGAATACCGCGAAGATCAGGCTCGCGTTGAGCGCAAACTTGATAGACTCTTGGAGCAGAGCAAATGATGGGATTTAGCCATAGACGAACACTGTCTCCTTCTCAAGATTCGGGTGCTATTTTGCCTAAAGCAATGGCGCAAGAAATTGTTGATTTTTCGTGCGGCCAATGTAGCGTCAATACAGTTAGCATTGCCAACAACCCAGTTGTTTTTGATGAGGCGATTAATGACGCTTTTATCAACAATATTTTAGCGCCAGAAGAGACTTGGACATTAACGGCGTTGACCGATTCAACTTTCTCCGTTACCGGATCGGTCAGCGGTGTCATTGACGGCATTCAGAGTCAAAACGCTGTCACAGAATGTGCGACAGGACTCCTATACACGAACGGTCTTATACAGTTCACTATTCCCGACCGAGACTACGTTGCCGGGGACAGCATGACGCTAATGGTTTCGCATGGCGTGAGGCGATTGACGATTTCGGCTTACTTTGGTGCGGGATCGGGGATTCTTTCTGGGCTGAATTATTTTAAGACTACCGATGAGAATTTTACGGTAGTGGCACTTAATGCTACAACATTCACTGTCACAGGATCGGTTAGCGGCTCAATGCCCAACTTGACGGTGGGCCAGCGTTACAATAGCGGCTTTAATCCGTCGATTACGCAGCTATCAATAATTATTCAAGATGGATTAGAGGATTTTGTGGCGGGTGATCAATTTTTGCTTGCCGGGTCATACAGCGTTTTACCTCAAGATGATCGGTGGCAAGTCCTATCGGGCATGGGTGGAACGCCATCTTACAATAATACGTCAAACTCAAGCGACTTTAAGGTTATGCTGAGAGGGCAGGGCATGATTGGCGTTGGGCCGGTATTTGTAGGATTTCAAACAAATTCCATTTATAACTTCAATTTAGGCACGTCAAACGGCACCGATTATGTGGCCGGGGCGTTACAAAATTTAGTAACGGCATATACGCCCATGCCAGAAGATGCAAGCTTTAATGCGTTTATGCGGGTCACGCGGCGCAATATTGTGGCCGGGTTCAATGTAGGTCAAAGTTACAGTGATCAACTTTATGTGGGGCTGCTTAAATCGTTCTTAGCGCCCGGCGCACACCCCTATCCGGTGTATCAAGCAGGAACGTACTCCAATTTCAACTCAGTATATCCTTATAACCCATCGCCCAGCGACGGTTCTTCCGGGTTGTCTCACGGCCATGGCAAGTATATGCGTAACCCCGGATTAGATACGGTAGTTTTTGGCAGATACGGCTATGAAGCAATGTATCCGTCAGGCTATCAAAGGAGCTTTGTGCCGATTGATGTGTCAGAAGTGAATTATATTGGCATAGGCGATGGTATTTTAGAGGAGGCTAGGCGGGAGCATTTTGACATACCGAGGGATTTGATCACAGTGACCGCGCTGAGTGCTTCAACCTTTTCGGTTAGCGGAGCGAATCAAGGCCCGATGGCATCCGGTGTTGTCGGCACAGAATACCGCAATGGCGGCTATCTCTTTACGGTTCAGTCGGGGAGTACGGATTTTCAGGCGGGCGATCAATTCACGGTGTCGGTATTGCCGCAAGAGCTACTAATTCCGTTGAGCCTTAATCAATATGGTGAGTTGGAGGGGTGTTATATGGCTTCAGAGGGTACTCAGCCCGGCGACATTATTATTATTGATGGGGTCGATTATCTTGTCTCAGGCGACTTGGCCACGACTAGGAATACAAAATCCCATGAAAACCGTTTTGCAATCAGGATGGATTAAACAATGGCATATCAAACAGGCACGATTAATTCTTTTGGCGAGTTAAAAACAATACTGTCAGCGGCGCTCACCACGAATGGTTGGACTGAAGAGGTCAATGGCGATGTTAGCCTTTTTAAAAGCGGCAAGTGCCATGTGACATGCGAGATTCAAGACGTTCCCGGCATTTGGGATCGAAACCATACCCAATTCGATTATGGGCAAAGCCTTCAATCAGCTAATTATGAGGCTTTTTACTATCACAATCTGCCTATAACCGATTATCTATCTAGTTATGCTCTCTCATCGCATTGGCCGATAACCTTTGCTTTTGATGGCATTCCAGAGCAAGAGATTACTTTTACTTGGATACCTGGGCAGCTGGCGAGTGCGGGCAAGTGGTCAGTAAGCGGCTCGATCAGCGGCGCATTTGCTGATGCAACGGTGCGCGTCCCTTACGATGATGGCGGTTTAAGTTTTGGCTGGTCTACTACGCAAAACAATGGCAGTTACCATCCATATATTGAAGATCCTGCTCGTTGGATCGACCCGTCAACCCCGCCGCAAATTATTTACCCATTAGCTCCTGAGCAAAATCAAGCATTTGCTTTCCGGTCTGGGCATGAAAGTGACGGTGCTGGCACATTGACGGGGACTGCGGTGGATGAGAGGCAGCGGAGACAAATAGGATTTTATTCTCGACAAAATGACTATGATGGCAATGATGTAGCTAGTGCGCCGAATAACATTTTTCCCGTAACATACCACCTTCATGTGTTGAACGACCCCAATGAAGTGTGGTTAATTGTTGAAGATTCACGCTTTGAGGCGGCTAATACCAGTGTGCGAAACACTTGGCTAGGCTTTGGCGAGACTAAAAGCCAAGCCAAAGGATATTATTTTACGGGTTCTTTAGCCCAGTATGATACGGCTAGTACAACGAACATGGTGGGCGAGTATTACCCGTTTCGGTACAGGTCAAATACTAAATCAGTCTCTCAGGCTTCACCAAATAACCTAATCTACAATCAAGCCCCTGACAGGACGTTAAACCCGTTTTCTGATAACGTGTATGCCGTTCTTTATGACCCCGTTGTAGGTGAGCGATATAAGTATATGTATGCGGAGGGTAACTCCAACAAGTACGGCGTTAGTTTGTTAAGTGATTCAGTCAGTGGTGTTATTTCAGGTCATCGCAGGGCTAGTTATAACCGTGGGCATAGCACCGTCTTAAATCAGCCTTGGCTATGCCCAATTACTTTTGAAATTGATTCCGTATACCAATCCAATAATGTTGGAATGACCGCAATGGTGACAGCCGAAATTAATGGTGTGCGTCATATTAATATGGATGGCGTTCAAAACGGCGAGGTGATCAGTGACGGTGCAGAAAACTGGAAATGTTACGCCGGATTTGAGAGAGGAATAGGTCAATCTGGGAACTACACTAGCGGGTCTTTTGGCTTTGCCGTTCGATATGACGGGCCATGAGTACGTTTTTCGGTACGCTTTTGGAAGCGCAGACTGCAGCGACCAGCGAATCATCAGAAGCGAACCCCAATTTTTTTGTGCGCGAGAGGATTCTTTCTGAAAATAATAATGCTAATAGCTTTAGAGGCATATTAAACACTGACCCGTCAAGGGGTAATGCGCGACATTCCCGTGTATCTTATTTATCCACCCAGCGACCGGGCGGTGTTGGCGCTTCAATGGGCAATACTTACTTTAACAAGATTCGCCTAATCCCGAACCCGATTTTGTTAGAACAGCTTGATGTGGGCTATGACACGATAGACGGCTACATAGCATTTAGTGACAGCGAGGGCAGTGTTTCAGAATTGTGGGCAAGAGGCAATCGAACCGTTGACCCGCAGCAGTATGATTATGCAGCATGGTCAACCTATTTTGATCGGCCTGTTTCTGTCATGTCTCAATCGCAAGATTTTAGGCTTGCAACCCCGGCTAGTCAGTTAGAGTTTGTTCAAGCGGAATATAAAACGGGATTAAAGCTTTTAGTCTTGGCGGGTGACGGAACATTACCTGTTTTGACGCTGTTAGGCCCGAACCCTGTTTTACTGCAGCCTGATGATGTTTACGCAGAATATGGCGCAACCGCTGATGATGAATTTGACGGTGATCTAACTGATCAGATTGTCATTGATGCCAGTGATGTGAATACAGCCATACAAGATACTTACACAGTGACCTACCGGGTCGATGACCCCAATGGCAACTTTGCCACCGCAACTAGGACAGTGATTGTTCAAGACACCGCTGCACCAGTGATTACAGTCACCGGTGACACTTCAGTCACGTTAGAGCGATATGCCAGTTACGTTGATGCCGGTGCAACTGCATTTGATACCTATGACGGCGATCTTACCAGCAACATAACAACTTTTAATAACGTCGATACCAGTATCGAGTCAACTTACTTGGTGACATATAACGTCACTGACGCGGCTGGCAATGTGGCTGCTCAAGCAACCCGTATTGTGCAAGTGGGCGCTTATTTTGGTCATGTATTAAGAGCAAGGCTTGATGACGGCGAGGTGGTATTAAAGGGAAAACTTACAACGGATTTAGTGCTGAGAGGTGGCTTGAATGAGTGACATAAAATTGGGTGAATTTGGTCAACGAATTATCTTTGATTTAGGCGAGGTAGTAACAGGTGAAGTAACGATGCAACTGCGACCGCCAAAAGTCTCTTATGAGAAGGTCAAAACGTACCCCGCTACGGTAGGTGATGCCCCATTGAATACTGATGATGTTGGTCTATTAAACGCTTATGAGTACGCTTATTACAAAACATTAAAAGATGATATTGATGTAGCTGGAACATGGTATGCAAGAGCAATCTCTGATGAGTCAGAGCGCCGCAGAAAAACAAGCTGGGTATCTTTCAGAGTAGAAAAATAATGCCAAAAAAGAACGGTAGACCAACGAAAATGACGGATGCGGTTGTAAAGAAACTAATTTACGCTTTTGAGCTTGGCTCAAGTGACGCTGAAGCCTGTAGTCACGCGGGTATCAGCAGAACTACGCTTTTCAATTATGAGGAGGAAAATGAGGGGTTTCGTGACAACAAAGCGGTACTAAAAAGCAACGTGATATTTTTGGCTCGTCAGGTTCTATATAACGCTCTTGTAATGGATGCAGATGTAATGGTAGCCAACAAGATGATTGACAGGAAAGAGGGCTCAAAAGTGGCCTTAAGTGGGCTAGATGGCGGCCCAATGATCACTAAGACGGTAATAGAGTTTGTTAGCCCGGAAAGTTAAGACCCCAGTAGTCTTTGCTCCGTTATATGAAAAGCACAGACATAAAGTTTATTGGGGTGGTAGAGCAGCAGGACGATCAACCGCGTTTGCCGATGCGATTCTAGCCTTAGCTGATCAAGCCCCGTTAAGAGTGCTTTGCACTAGAGAGATTCAACGATCCATTAAGAAGTCGGTTCACAAGCTACTGGCTGATCGAATAGCGATAAACGGATACGCCAATTTTCAAGTGTTGGATACAGAGATACGCCATTCCAACGGCAGTGAAATATTCTTTGCGGGTCTGTATATGAACATTGATTCAATAAAGTCAATCGAAGGTATTGATATTTGTTGGATAGAGGAAGCCAACACCGTATCGGAGGATTCGCTTAAGAAGTTAATACCAACCATTCGTAAAGCAGGCAGTGAGATTTGGGCCAGCTTTAACCCAGAATTAAAGAGTGATGCTGTCTATCAGCGTTATGTGATCAACCCTCCAGGTAATGCTCACGTTCAGAAAGTCAGTTACAAAGATAATCCATGGCTCTCTCAAGAGCTACTTGATGAAATGGAGCATTTAAAAGCGACTAATTACGATGAGTATTTGCACGTTTGGGAGGGTGAGTTAAAAGCCTTTGCCGATGGTGCTATATATGCCAAGCAATTAAAGACAGCAAGGGTGGAGGAAAGGCTCACTAAGATACCGATTGAGTCAGGATTGCCGGTGTACACCTTTTGGGATTTGGGCCGCAACGATGCAATGAGCATTTGGTTCATGCAAAAGGTTGGGCTGCAGCATAGATTCATTGATTACTACGAGAACAGGCTGGTTGATCTTGACCACTATTTGCGAGTCCTAAAGGACAAAAATTATCTGTATGGCACACACTTTTTGCCGCATGACGCGAATGTTATCAATCTTGGTACAGGCAACCGGTCAAGAGTCGATATTCTCAAGGATGGTGGGTTACAAGACATTGAGGTGGTGCCAAGAATACCCAACCTCATGGAAGGAATTGAATTAACCCGGCAGAGCTTTAGCTCATGCTGGTTTGATACTGACCGATGCGAGAGGGGCATTGACTGCCTGGCTAATTACCAATTTTTATTTGATGACAAGTATATGACTCATCGAGAGAAACCACTTCACAACTGGGCATCTAACGGCGCTGATGCGTTTAGACAATTCGCCCAGGGCTTTAAAGAGCCACAAACACACACTGATTATTACGCAAATGACGTATTCGGAGAATCTGGATGGATGGGATGAATGAAAAGCAAGAAAAAATATTTACTGCAGCACTAGAGCGTTTTGACAATGCCGTGGCGTTTGAAAAAGAGAATCGTGAGCTGGCTGAAGAGGATCATTCCTTTGCCAATGGTGATGGACAGTGGGAGGATCATGTTAAAGAGGCGAGAATAAAGCAGAGGCGACCTTATCTAACGATTAACCGATTACCCCAGTACATTGCCCAAGTGGTCGGTGATGCCCGACAAAACAAGCCATCGGTGAAGGTGAGCCCGGTTGATGATGACTCGGACAAGGATATGGCTGAGTTACTAGAGGGCATTATTCGTCACATTGAGTCTGATTCAAGCGCGTCTGTAGCGTACATGACTGCGTTTGAGCATTGCTGTACCGGTGGCTTTGGGCATTGGCGCATTACAACTGATTATTGCCACGATAAGTCCTTTGACCAGGACATTAAGATTGAGCGCATTCCTAATCCGTTCTCTGTTTATTGGGATACGGCCAGCGTAAAAGTCGATAAATCAGATGCTAATTGGTGCTTTATATCTGAGAAAATACCGACGGAAGAGTACAAGCGACGATTCCCGAAAGAGGTTATTCATGCTGACTTTAGCGGTGATGACGTACAGCACCGAGGTAACTGGACTGACTCGAAAGACGATATGGTTCGCATTGCTGAGTATTGGGTGAAAGAATTTACCGACAAGACAATCTCTTTAATGCCCGATGGAAAGGTCGTTGATGGCAAGGTAGAGGGCGCAACAAAGACACGCAAGGCGCAAGATATTAAGGTTGTGAGATATACGCTATCAGGTGATGGTATTTTGATCGATAAAGAGCAGTGGTCAGGTCAGTACATTCCAGTGGTGTCGATTTATGGCCCAGAGGAATTGGCCGGTGAGTCTATCCGATATCGATCATTAATTCGTCACGCGAAAGATGCTGTCCGAATGTATAACTTTTGGCAAACGGCAATCACCGAGGAAATTGCTTCACACCCAAGACAGCCCTACATCGGAACCGTTGCTCAGTTTACTGGGCATGAGAAGCAGTGGGCTGATAGCAATAACACTAACAGAACCTTTCTGACCTACAACGCTGATCCATTAGCACCGGCTGGGCCGCAACGCTCTCAACCCGCTGGAATTAACTCAGCAATGATTCAGCAGTCCATGCAGAGCATTGATGACATTAAATCGACCATTGGTATGCACGATGCCAGTATGGGCGCACAAGGCAATGAAACGTCAGGAAAGGCGATCTTAGCGCGACAACGTGAAGGGGACACTGGCACATTCGCATGGATAGATAACCTCTCACGCGGCATTGAGCAGACAGGACGGATACTCATTGACTTGATCCCCAAGATTTATGACGGGGAGCGCGTGACTCGACTCTTGGGCGAAGATGACTCTGAGCGATTAGCAAAGTTAAATGAAGATGCGGTAAATGACGGCACAGCAGGGTGGGAATTTTACCGGCGCAACGATATGAGTGTAGGAAAGTACGATGTTCGCGTTGCCGTAGGGCCATCATTTAACACTAAGCGACAAGAAGCGGCTGAATCAATGATGCAGTTTGTATCAGCGATGCCCCAAGCGTCAGTCGTGATTGGTGATTTGGTAGCTAAAAATATGGATTGGCCGGGTGCTGATCTGATTGCCGAGCGGCTTAAAAAGACATTACCGCCAGGCATGGCAGAAGAGAGCAAGGATCTGACCGAAGAGGAGGCAGCACAGCAGCAACAAATGATGCAGTTGGCGCAGCAAGAAGAAAGCGAAGGGAAGCAGATGATGAAACAGGGTATTACCCTTGATCTGCAGCTTAAAGAAGCCGATCTTCAGTTAAAACAAACACAGATTCAAAAAGAAAACGCGTCCATTGGCGAGATTCAAGCTAGAACCGTGAAGATTACCGAAGAGGCTCAAGCGCAGGGTATTGAAAACGATGCTACTGAGTCGGGAATATCTGAAGTTATTGAGGGCTTGGCCGCTATGCCACAAGAATCCCGAGCGGAGTCATAACATGGCATTTAATTTACCCTCTGCCCAATATTTAATGACAACTAGCGCGAGCGATGCTAATCGCGGCCAATTCCGTAGCACAGGAGGCTTAGGCAGAAAGACGGG